ACTGGTGGAACAATCAATGGTGCTGTTATCGGTGGTTCATCTGCCCAAGTTATTACAGGAACTAACGTAACGGCTACTGTAGGCTTTACTGGCCCACTCACAGGTGCAGTTACAGGTAACACCACAGGAACACACACAGGTGCTGTAACAGGCAATGTCACAGGTAACTTGACAGGCAATGTAACAGGTAATGTCACGGCTGCTTCTGGTACTTCTACATTCAACAATGTGACCATCTCTGGCTCGTTGGATATGGATGCTGGTACATCAGCCACTATTACTGGTCTAGCGAATCCTGTAAACGATTCTGACGCTGCCAACAAGGGTTATGTTGATGCACTAGCCCAAGGTATTGATGCTAAAGCCTCTGTAGTTGTTGCGACTACTGCGAATATCACTTTGTCAGGCACACAAACCATTGATGGCATTTCGGTATCAGTTGGTGACCGAGTTTTGGTTAAAGACCAGACCACTCAATCTGGCAATGGTATTTATCTGTGTGCAGCTAGTACATGGACTAGAACAACAGACGCTAATACATGGGATGAGTTGGTTGCTGCCTTTACCTTTGTTGAGAAGGGTACGACTCAAGCCAACAATGGTTACATCTCAACAATTACTGCTGGCGGTACTTTAGGGACTACAGCAGTTACCTTTGCTCAATTCTCTGGTGCAGGTCAAGTGATTGCTGGCACAGGCATGAGCAAGACAGGTAACACGCTTAATGTAAACACAGCATCAAGCGCACGAATTGTTGTTGGTGCTGATGAGATTGACTTGGCGACTTCTGGTGTAACTGTTGGAACTTACAAGTCTGTAACTGCTGACGCTTATGGACGTATTACTGCTGGAACGAATCCTACTACTTTGAGTGGGTTTGGTATTGCAGACGCTTATACGATTGCCCAGATTGATACTCTGTTTGGCTCGACAAGTTCTGCTGCTACGAGTGCTGCTGCTGCTGCGACTTCTGCCTCTAACGCTTCTACGAGTGCATCAAATGCCTCTACAAGCGCAGGTAATGCGTCTTCTAGTGCTACGGCTGCTGCTGCTAGTGCTACCGATGCAGCAAACACTTACGATGCCTTTGATGACAGATACTTAGGTTCTAAGAGTTCTGCACCATCTGTGGACAATGATGGTAACGCTTTACTGACAGGTGCTTTGTACTGGAATACAGCAGTTAATACTTTGTATGTGTGGACAGGTTCAACTTGGACACAAGCAGCCTTTACTGCCTCTGGTTTTGCTACTTTGACAGGCGTTGAAACCCTGACAAACAAGACTCTGACTTCACCAGTAATCTCAAGCATTAGCAATACTGGAACATTGACGCTACCAACAAGCACAGACACATTAGTTGGCAGAGCAACAACAGACACGTTGACTAACAAGACCCTGACAAACCCAACTGTAACTAATTATGTAGAGACTCCATTCACAGCGAATAGTTCTACTGCTATCACGCTTGCTCTGACCAACGGCACAGTTCAAATCATTACTTTGACAGGCAATGCAACTATCACAATGCCAACTGCGACAAGTGGCAAGTCTTTCATCATGTTCTTAAAACAAGATGGTACAGGCTCACGCACAGTTACTTGGTCAACAGTTAAGTGGGCTGGTGGAACTGCACCAACAATCACAGCAACTGCAAGCAGACAAGATATTTATTCTTTCTTTGCCGATGGTACAAACTGGTACGGCACGACTGTCGGTCAGAACTTCACACCATAAGGACTGACTATGTTTGCAGCATCTAAAACAGCAGCAGTCTCTGGTGGCCCACCAGACGATAAGTTTAACTATGTCACTATGCTTTTGCATGGTGATGGTACTAATGGCGCACAGAACAATACATTTGTAGATAGTAGTTCTAACAACTTTAGCATTACCCGAAACGGCAATACAACCCAAGGTTCTTTTTCGCCTTATGGGTCTAATTGGTCTAATTATTTTGTTAGGGCATCTACACAATATTTAACTGTTTCAAACGCTGGTGGCCAATTTTCGTTTGGAACTGGCGCTTTTACTATTGAATGTTGGGTAAATCTTGCGTCTATGCCATCTGGCACTGGGTATCCTACAAGTTATTGGTTATTTGGTGGCGGGCCTGTAGACTCAGATGCTGGAATTGATTTTTACATCAACAATACACAAATTGGGTTTAATTTAACAACATTTTCATCTCCGACAATAATCGGAAATCATGGAATGTCAGTTGGTGTTTGGTATCACGTTGCTGTTGTTCGTGGAGGTGGGTCAAATCAAACTCTTTCCATTTATGTAAACGGCACTCGCGTTGCAACAGCAAGTAGCGTAACTGCAACTGCTGATGCTGCAACAACTGGAATTGCTATATCTGCTGCCGAGCCATCTGGTGCAACAAGCGGCAATTTTAACGGATACATTAGCAATCATCGCATTGTTAAAGGCACTGCTGTTTACGACCCAACATCATCAACACTAACAGTTCCAACAGCACCCCTGACAGCAATTACAAACACACAATTGCTAACTTGCCAAAGCAATCGTTTTATTGACAACAGTACAAATGCATTTGCCATCACAGTTAATGGCACACCAAGCGTTCAACGCTTCAACCCATTTGGTACTTCTACCGCCTACTCCACAAGCGTAATTGGTGGGTCAGGGTACTTTGATGGTAGTGGGGATTATTTATCCACTAGCGGTGGAACTGCTACTGCGATGGGAACAGGTGATTTCACATGGGAACTTTGGGTGTATGTGTTTGGAATTTCTGGTTATCAAACTTTTATTGAATCAAGAAGTACCCCCAGTAGTGGCTCTTCTGACGGATTTTATTTTGGATTAAGCACTGGTTCTCTAAATCCTGCTGCATTTACAACAAGTCCTGTATTAACATCGTCTATAGTTGTTACGCCAAATGCATGGAATCATGTTGCGCTTACAAGGCAAAGCGGCACATTAACTATATGGGTTAATGGTGCATCAGCGGGAAGTGTTTCTAATAGCACAAACTTAACAAACCAATCAATTTCAGTTGGCGGTAATGGGTCAGTATCTCTTCCTCTCAATGGATACGCCTCAAACGTGCGTATGATAAAAGGAACTGCTGTTTACACCGCTACATTTACGCCGCCCACAGCGCCGGTCACCGCCGTCAGCGGCACATCATTATTGGCAAACATGACCAATGGCGCAATCTTTGACAACGCCATGATGAACGACTTAGAAACTGTGGGCAATGCACAGATTTCAACTAGCGTGAAGAAGTATGGAACAGGGTCAATTGCTTTTGATGGTGCAGGGGATTATCTTGTCGCGCCATCTAATGCAATATTTAATATGGGGACAGGAAACTTTACAATTGAATGTTGGGCATATCCTCAAACACAAGTTGAATCATATCCTGCTCTTTTTAACTTAACAGGGGTTAATGATTTAAGCGTTGCCTACAACCATGGTGATGGCACTGCAAATTCTTTTTCAATGTTGACTGGTGCAACACGCACATCTGCATCAGTAACAAGTTCTGTCAATAATTGGTATCACATTGCGCTTGTGCGAAATTGTATATTGACGGAACTAGCAGAGCAACGACAACGAATAGTTCTACACTTGGCGGTACTACTTGCACTATTGGTGTTTATGGGGCTGCTTTCCCAACAACCGCTTTTAAAGGCTACATTGATGACCTACGCATCACCAAAGGCTATGCCCGATACACCGCAACATTCACACCGCCAACTGCGGCACTCTCAGATACAGGCCCATATTAAGGAACATCATGCAAATAGCAATCTTAACTAGCCCCATAACAGTAGGCGATTATCGTGAACTGTTTAGCAATACATCGTTTAACTCAAGTGGCCCAAGCGATGAATTCTTGACTGCTAACAATGCTAAGAAGGTCAATGCTTTCAAAGCCCATGACCGACTGACACAGAAGTTGGTTTCATGCTCTGCCTATGACGATGGTGAGTTTGTCTCTGTCGTTCAAGTGGCTGACATGAGTGCTGAAGAAATCCAAGCAGCTAAAGACTCTGCAATGGCACAACTGAGAGCCACACGCAATGCTTTGTTGATTGCTTGTGATTGGACTCAGATTCCTGATTGCACCATTCCTAAAAAGAATGAGTGGGCTACATATCGTCAGACCTTGCGTGACTTTCCAGCGACTATCTCTGATGCCAGAGCCACTATCACTTGGCCTCATAACCCTGATTGGGTTGAGCGTACCATCTGAGGTGAATCATGGAAGACCAAGTAACCCATAGTCAAATCTACGAGAGACTGCTTGCAGTTGAATCTAAGGTAGATGAGATAGACAAGAACACAAAAGGTCTTGTGGAGGCTATAAAGGCTCTTGATGGGGCTTTTAAAGTCTTAGGATGGGTGGCTTCTGCTGCCAAGCCTATTCTATGGGTGGGTGCGCTGATTATGGCTGCTGGTGCTGTTTGGCAGACTTGGATTAAAAAATGAAAGATTGGGCTTTAGCTTTTACGAGCGCAGCCCTTTTCTGCATTACTGTCGTCTGGTGTTTTTACATCATCGTTTGGGCTATGACGTGAGATGGCTACTGGTGCTTTCAATGTTCTTTACGTTGGTAG